AAATATTGGTTATGATGATGCCTGGTTTATGCACAGATCATGTGCATGTAACCATGCTAACGCACTCTGGGGCAGGGTTGGCATGCCAGTTCCAAAACCACAATTTCTTTGGGACGAAGTGAGCGGATACATCAGACTGTTGTCGGCCCAAATAGGAAGATGTTACGCAATACCCTACCGAGATATTATAGCTCAGTATCGAGGTGGGAAGCGCCGCCGGTATGAGGAGGCGGAAGCGAATTTGTTATCCAAGGGCGACGTATTGGAAGAGCGCGATGGCTTCGTCAACATGTTCATCAAGCAGGAGCCAGTCAAGTTTTCGAAAGACAAACCAGAGCCTGACTGTCGTGCTATCCAATTTCGTTCGTTCGAGTATACACTCTATCTCGCTTCGCGTATCCGTATGTGTGAGAAGAGATTGTTTGCGTTGAAAGACGTCCCCGGTATGGGTCCGGGGATGTACTTCGCTAAGGGCATGACTGACGTCGAAGTTGCTGGTACGCTTCGATCGAAGTATGATGCTCTTGGTGGGGATGGAGTCAAGATTTATGGTTTTGACATTTCACGATGCGACGCACACATCAACACTCAGTTGCTGCGGATAGAACAGGCACTATTCACCAAATGCAACCCAGATTCTGGGTTACGTAGGGCTTTGAAGATGCAGCTCAATAATCGCGGGAGCTTCGGGGTTCGCACAGACGATGGTTATTTTCGACAAAAATACGCTGTTCGTGGTGAGCGCATGTCGGGGGATTCAAACACCTCGGTGGGTACATGCGTTATCATCAGTGTGATCTTGTCCATTTTTGGAAATGGTCATTACCCCGGGGAATTCGCTTTTTTGTGCAATGGTGATGACAGTTCATTCATGTTCAAGGGCGACTGGTTGGACGATGAGGTGGTAGTCAGGTTTTTCCACAGATTCGGCCTATCAGTTAAAATTGAACTCAAGACGCGTGATTTCGAGCAGATAGAGTTTTGCCAATCAAAGCCTATTTTGATCAGTCAGCGATGGATGATGGTGCGCAACCCCAGTCGAGTGGCGACTAAGCTTGGGTTTACCAAGATTAAGATGTCACTTGGTCTGTATGCGCGCTACGTTAGGACCGTTGCTCTGGGGGAGCTGTCACGCTTGCGCGGTGTGCCCGTTCTACAACCGTTTCTCCAGGCGGTTATACGCGATACGGAGAGTGTTATGCTCAGGGAAAAGATCAAGGGGATCGATTTACGTGCTATCCGGGATAACTTTAGGTTTGGTTGTTACCTGCCTGGGGATTGGATGGAAGCACGTGTCGAACCCATCACCTTGGAAGCTCGCGTGGGATACGAGCGAAGCTGGGATGTCCCTGTCTCAGAACAAATTCGAATCGAACAGGATCTCGTGAGAGGTCTCACCCCGACGGGGGTGCGATACGGTAGGCCAATAGGATCATTGTTTCCGACCTATTGGGACTACGATTGGGAGCGTATCGAATCATACAATGTGTCTTGTTAGGGGTTACAACTGAGACGATCAGTGCGAAAGCCAAGAGACTGCACGGCCCCATTCCCAACAAGATGAACAGTCCCTAGGAAGCTAGGTGTGCATGACCGCTTCAAGGAAACAAAAACAAAAACAACGCAAAGTCGCCGCTACTCGTAGCCGCGCTCGCCCGCAGGCGAAGATGACGATGGTGAAAGCTCCGGCAGCCACGTCCTCGACCATGAAAGCTTCGAAGTTTCAGATGACTCAAAACGGCGCAGTCTGTAAGATTGTGGGCCAGGAGTTTTTGGTGGTTTGTCGCAAGACGGCCGGCAATTTCTTGGCCGCGGTGTTCGACATGAATCCGGCCACATGGATTGGCACAAGGCTGGTTAACGTCGCACGCTCTTATGAGCTATACCGTTACAACCGAGCAACTTTACACTTCGTTAGCGCAACAGGAACGGCGGCTGTCGGTTCAGTCGCCATAGGGTTCGAGACCGACCCCAATGAACCAGTACCCGCCAACGGTAACTTTTTCCAGCGCACGCTTGCTAATCACTATAGCGCTCTTACGCCGGTTTGGAATGCGGCTTCGGCTGATTACGTCCGACCGACAGTTGAGTCACGGTGGTGGCATTGTTCGATGGAGGAGTCTGATCGGCGTCAAACGACGCAAATGATGGC